TTGTTGCTATCCAACATGGAAATACAACAGCAACATCTAGTCTACAATCAAACATAATACGTATAACACGATGAGAAATATCCAACCATTAGACATTTGGAGCGATGGTGATACCAAAACAGCAGTCACTATTTCCTTATACATTAGCTACGATGACCTTGCAACACAAGCCGCACTTGTTTACAAGCTGCATGATAATATTGGTACAATAATCTACGAGGGTCAAATACTATTTACCGGGCAGGAATATGTTGATTGGGGTAGTAGTGGCGATTCAAATGCCGAAGCATACACGTTAGCGGCTGCACATCTAAACATTACGCTTGCATAGTGGCGGATGCGTTTGAGGACATATTAAACGAATACGCCTTAGCCGTAATTGAGCGTGCGCAATCTAACCTACGCATCAAACGTAGGGTGCGTGGCAAGACCGTAAACAGATTTGCTTCGGGGCATTTGTCAAAGTCGCTATACTACAATCTGAAGATACGCTATAACAAGCCTACGATTGATTTCACCGTGTCTAATGATGAGGCGGGCAAGTATGCAGACGTTATTGAGTTTGGGCGCAAGGCCTACCCGGGTGACCCGACAAAACGTCCACCATACAAGGACATCATGAAATGGATAACACTAAAGCCATTAAAGCTGCGTAATCGACAGGGTGAATTCATAAAGGCAACAGAAAGTAGCATTAAGAGTGCAGCTATAGCTATTGCAAAGAGCATAGGCGAAAAAGGTATAGAAGGTATTTACTACTATACCGAAGCAATCGACGATACATGGGACGAATACAAGGATAGACTAATGGAAGGCTATATTAAATCAATAGAGAATCGTTTACTACTAAATAAAAGATAATGGCAATAACAATAGAGGACCAGCCATATAAGTGGGCGGTGCGTGGTCAAAAGTTAATGATAATTGCATCGAGTACGGAAACAGCACAGACTGGATTCCGTTATGGTGTTGAGGTTGTAATTGATTCCAAGACTTACAACTTCTATTTACCTGCTGCACCCGATGACAGATTATACTTTGACCTTGCGCCATTACTTGACGATATGCGCAACTATGAGCCGCTCAATTTTCATTTTTCTACAGATGACACAGTTGATGATCTAAGTAAAAAGATTATAGACTTCACCTTGACCGAGTGGTGGATAGTTGGCGGTGTGCTAACGGAAGCGGAAGGTAGTGCAGTAGTAGGTGATGAAATGATAGCTATCAATGGATACTATCAGGTGATAGATGCATACAAGCCTAATGTAGAAACAGGGACGCAAAAAGTAAAGTATTCGCTAACAAGTAACACGAGCCTAGCCATGAGCGATAGGCAAACGGATACGCATGAATGGTACTTAGGCCCATCATGGGGCTTTAATAGTCCAAGTGTGAATATATGGATACCTGCTTACGAGAGTGATTACGGTGTGTTGTGCATTCCCGGCAATGATAGCTACCTAATTAATAACACTCCTGTGACTTTGAACATCACAATCTTTTCAAGTGCGGGTGTTCCAAGTAGTCAAAACATTACGCTCAATGGTTATGATATTGAGGCGCTGCCTGTTTATCCTGCCAACCTTAATGACTGGACAGGATTGACTGTGAAGCCTTCGCTATTCCCTAATTGGCGCTGTTACAAGGTGCAAATAGTAAGTGGTATTACACAAAAGAGCATCAACTATACTTTTTACAACACGGCAAAGTATGGTCAATCTGATTGCCATAACGACAAGATTCGCCTCGGTTGGGTGAATAGCCGTGGTGGATGGGACTATTTCAACTTCACAAAACGTAGTGAGATAACCGACGAGATAGAGCGCAAGAATTACCGCAAAGTATTATTCAATGGTACACCAACCATATTCAGCAGTAATGACAGAGGCTTGCAGGAACGCCGCAATATGGCGCAGCAAGTGCTTAGCGTGACAAGTGACTACATCACGGAAGGTGAGTTTAAGTTCTTGCGATCACTACTCGTTAGCAATCAAGTTACATGGCTAACTGAAGATGCAGGAAAGTCAGTAGAAGTTCCCGTAAAGCTAGATGACACTACATATACTGAAAAGAAAACACGTGACGGCAAGTTGTACAACGTAACTTTGAAGGTAAGAATCGCTAACGAATACTGGACATAATATGCACGGAGAAGTACAATTAATAGTAAAGAGTGGTGAATCGGTTACCTACAAAACGGGTGCTACACCGAATGGAGTATTAAGTCTTATTTCAAATGATGGAACTATTGCGCCAATACTTAGCAATGATATATTAAGCGCATTTATTACTCAGGCAAGTAATGGTGGCGATAACATAATTAAGGCTTATGATGTTTCCGATGTTTTGTTAGCTACTTATGAATTAGACGCAGCATTATCTGCAGTTGGAGGTCCGGGTGCATACAATTATTATTTACTTAACGGAATTATTCCCGACCCTAATACGGCTTACATCACATTTACGATTGATACAATATCAAACACGTATCTTGACCTATTCGAAAACGAGAGCATCTCGCAGAATTGGAAATTTCAAGACCTATCCAACTTCACCGCACAGGGAGCATTCTCACGTGAATTCCGTATACCATTTAGCGAGAATAATCAAAAGGCATTAGGTGCGCTGTTTGATGTCAATGTAGAAGCAGGAACTGAAAACTATTTTCACTATAAGTTAGCTGCGGAAATCCGTGTAGATACATTACCCATTGCTACCGGATACGTTCGTGTGCGCAAGATATACCTGAGCATGAACCGAATCAGTGAGGTTGAGTTGGCATTCTATGCTGAAACGCCTGACTTGGTACGCAACATCGGAGATAAGAAGCTAAGTGACATTACAGACCTTACGACACTTGACGAGGTAATCAGTTATGATAACGTAACCAATCCAAATGCCACACGCATCTTTACAATCCTCGACAGAGGCCAACGATGGAGCGAGGGAGGCGAAGCCAATACACGTTCATTGATAACAGCATCAACACCCGTTTGGCCTGCCGACTTAACACCCGCCATGAATTGGTGGTATTTGTTTGAGCAAATTATTACAGAAGCGGGTTTTGAACTTGTCGCGGCAACATTGCAAAATGCACTTGAAACATATTGGATGCCGTGGTGTAACAGCCGCCAACTGGTAGGTAGTGATTCATACAATGAGCAGTTTTTCCGAGCCTACAATAGCGCCAATCAAAGCATTCCGATTACCGCTACAATCATTCCTGTAAATACCGAAGTATTTGATAATGGAGGCGATTTTAACACGGGAACTAATACGTATGTAACTCCGACAGATGGATATTATACTTTTCGCATAGTAGCTAAATTTACCTTAACAGGTGCTATTAGCACATTCGTGAATATTGGTCTTTTGATAGATGGGGTATTTGTGCAAATTGATACATTCAATGTAAATAGTGGCGATATAGTAGATACTACTTTTCGAATTGGTATTGATGCAGGCAGCAACGTTCAGCTTCAAATGAACAACACCAATAATACTACTACGCTAACATTACTTGCAGGTGATGGTACTTACAACAGTTCGCTATTTGAACTGGTAAAAACTGAGTTCAATTTTGGTCAAACCATCTATTACAATCTGAATGCACCCGACATGAAGCAAATAGACTTTGTGACGGATGTAATCAAGATGCATAACTGTGCTATTGTGCCGGATAGAGCAATACCAAACAAGCTGTATGTAGTGCCACAAAATAGCTATCTCGGTAGTGGAGATGTCCTAGACTGGACAAGTAAATTAGATACAAGTAAGGATGTGGTCATAGGCAGCACAACTGACTTGCAAAAGGCCAAGTTTCAATTTACTTATACGGCAGGTGAAGATATAATATCTAAGCTATACAAAAACGCTGAGCGTATTTATGGAGATTATGAAGCGGTAGGATATACCATTAATCCAAACACAACGCCTAGCGACTTCGCAATAGGTGACCAAAAGATACAACTTGTCACACGCTCAACACCTGCGGGGGTAATTAAGGGTAGTGGTTTTATCATGCCCGTGTTCCTCAATGATCAACAGGAATTTATAGCACCCGGAGCGCGATGTCTTTTTGAAGCGGGTTCATATTCTATTCAACTTTGGGACGATGGAGTTAGTTCCGCATCTGCTACAGCTGTTCCAGCACTAAACCATTACAGCCTTATCAATGCAAACATTGATGATTTAGATTTAAACTGGGCTCCTGAAGTTCCGACATACAACATCACATCAAATCCATATCGAAATCTATTCAATGAGTATTGGCGCACTTATATGAATGCGCTTTATTCACCCGAGGCGCGAATGATGGAGGCGAGTTTTGCGCTTGACTTAAAGGATATACTTACTTTCAAATTCAGCGACAAGATTTGGATACAAGATAGCTATTGGCGCATCATAGAGATAACCGACTATAAGGTAGGTATGTATGAGAGCACTAAGGTTAAACTACTAAAGTTCTTAGAAGATACTGAAGATTGCACAAGTACACCTGTTTCAGTTAGCGTTAATGGTGAAGTAAACTTTGAAGATGGTAATGGTGACCCCGTAGCATCGTCTCAAGATTGTTGTGTGCGTTATGGCTATAACTGGGACGAAGTGAATGCTATATGTTGGGCATTTACACCAACGGGCGAAAGGCCAAACAGCGGGGTGAATGGTTCAGCGACTGTTCCTGCCGCACGTGTGATAAAGACAGCAGAGCAAACACGCTCAATAATCAACTCGGTCATCAATGGTGAAGATGTAACTATTGAAGTTGGCAACAAGGATATGCTAGCCGTTGGACAAAATTTGTCCTTAACTAAAGTTGTCGACGGCAATACGATGCTCGGTAAAAACGTTTACACTAATCTACCCGGCATACACGTAGGAGGTGGCTATCGTGGTGGTAACATTGCCAATGCTGCCTATACAGGATGGGCTCAATTTGGTCAGTTTGTTTTGCAGCGTCAATTCACTATTGCTACATCAGGCACTACGTTTGATTTGTATATTGAAGGTGTGGCTGGTGAATACATTAACATTCCAGATGAGACTGTATGGAGTGTAGTGATGAATGTAAACATTTCAGATGGACTGGGCGCATATGAAACGTCACTGCATCACTTTACATTAGACAAGTTTGCAGCAATAGCCAATGCCAGTGCAATAACTACACTCAATACAATAGGTGCAATAGGTACTAATGTGTTCACATTTGGCATTGATACGGCAACTAATACGGATGAGCATCGTGTTAATGTGACCGTGACAGGTGGGACTTATCCACTTGGAGTGGTAGTTACTGCATCAATACAATACCAACAAGTAAAAACAGGAATATAATGGACAACATCAAAAACTCATTGCGCTATTTGCAGTTAGGCATTAAGACCATGCCCCAACACGTCTACTCACTTCGCCCGTGGCAGCGTGCATTATGGTTTGTTACGCTGTATGTATGGCGCACGTTTCTTTTC